CTGGTCAAAGATTGTTATAACCAAATGAACCAGGATAAAGAGTTAGACCGGTATCAGAAGGCTAGAGTTCGGGTGACTATTGAAGTAATAGATTAAAAGGTAAATAAACGAATGGAACCTGCCCTGACCCGGTAGGTTTTTTTATTGTTTGTTTGCCCGTGCCCGAAATGAGTATTGATACTCATATGCCAGGGCGGGCCATGCGGTTTAATTGGAGTGTAAACCATTTAGACTTTAACCAACCGATTATGCCGAAAATTGTACTCAAACCAGAACAAAAGAATAAATTGTTGGAAATGCTTGTGGAGGGTGAAACCTATGCGGTAATTGCCGAACAGGTGGGTTGCAGCATCCAGAACGTGAAATATCACGCGGCTCAAAATAAGAAGCGAATCAAAAAGCTTATGGAAGAGCACGAGGATGCCGTGATGCAGCGGGGGTTTGCCAACAAAGTCTTTAGAGTCCGCAAACTGGTGAGGTTGGCCGAGAAGCTCGAACGGGAAATCGAAGGGTTGCCCGGCAAGAATGGTGAGAAGGACGGGCACGGTCTATGGCTCCACGATGTAAAGTTTAGCCCGCAAGGTTTTGAAGTCCAGTTGGAAGTATATGTAGGCGGCCTGGTCAACGATTACATGAAGGTTATGAACGACATCGCCAAAGAGAAGGGCGAACGTATCAATAAAGCCGAGGTGAATCTCACGGGCGATATCCTTGCCCATTTCGTAGACCTGGACCCTAACACGGCAGTATGACGGTTCAATTGGAGCGACCGGTAGACCGCCGGGAATTCCGGGGCAACAACAAACAAATAATTGTTGACCGTTCACCTGAAATCATTCTTTCGGGTCCGGCCGGGACGGGCAAGTCAATCGGCGCGCTCAACAAAATTATGTTGGTGGCGCTCAAATACCCGGAGAGCCGCCAGCTCATCACCCGGAAGACCCGTGAGAGCCTTACTCAATCGGGACTGGTAACCTGGGAAGATAAGGTTCTGACACCGAAACTTTACCAGATTGTCGCCAGCACGATGGAGCGAAAAAACCGCTCCAGCTACACGTTTCCGAATAAGAGCGAGGTGGTGGTGGCCGGGCTGGATAAGCCCGCCAAGATAATGTCGACCGAGTACGACATCATCTACGTCCAGGAAGCCATCGAGCTTTCGCTCAACGATTGGGAAACGCTTTCTACCCGTCTTAGAAACGGGAAAGTACCTTACCAGCAGCTAATAGGCGATACCAACCCGGACAGTCCGCGCCACTGGATTAAAGAGCGGGAAAACCAGGGCCTGCTCAAGCTTCTGGAAAGCCGCCACGAAAACAATCCTTACCTGTTTAACCGGGACGGGACGTTGACGGAAGCGGGAAAGCGCTACATGGCGGTCCTGGACCGGCTGACCGGCGTCCGCAAACTCCGGCTTCGGGACGGTAAGTGGGTACAGGCCGAGGGCGTGGTTTACGAAGGTTTCGACCGGCTGGTCCACCTAGTCGACCGCTTCGATATACCGCGGCATTGGCCGCGCTACTGGTCGATTGACTTCGGTTTTGTCCACCCGTTCGTCTGCCAGTTCTGGGCGGTCGGGCCGGACGGCGCACTCTTTCGCTACCGGGAAATCTACATGACCCACCGGCTCGTCCAGGACCACGCCAAACTTATCAAAGGGTTGGCAAGCGATGAACCCAGGCCTGTAGCCGTCATATGCGACCACGATGCCGAGGACCGCGCCACTTTCGAGCGACACACCGGGTTACCGACCGTCCCGGCTCACAAAACGGTGAGTGATGGTATCCAGGCGGTAGCGGCCAGGCTCCAGGTCGGAGCGAACGGACGACCGTGTATCTTCTTTTTGAGGGATAGCCTTGTGCAACGTGACCCGCTACTGGACGAACAGAAGATGCCCTGTTGCACAGAGGAAGAATTCGACTCCTACATCTGGAATGTAAACGCGGGCCGGGCAAAAGGGGAAGAACCGGTTAAAGAAAACGACCACGGAATGGATACGACCCGTTACATGGTCGCCCAGCTCGACCTGGTCAAGCAATTGGCACCGCTGGTCCAGCAAAATTATCTGGGTGGCCGGTATGGTGAAGATGACGAAATCGAGGACGATTATTAAACAAGGCAAAAGAAAAGGAGATGGAAATGAACGGCTCTAACACACAGACAGCGCAAGCGGCTTTTGTAAATCAGAGAGACGAAGTGGTTCATCAAATCGGGGCACATTCCCAGGAGTTGTACGAACGAGCCGAACACCTTGCTAAAGAATTATCCGCCCTGGATACCCGCCGGGATGACCTGGTTCAAACTATTGCTATTCTCCGCAACGCTGCAAGCGGGATGAAACAGGCGTTAGCCGTTGAAAACAATACTAAAGAAATCCTTGAGCGTGCGGTCGCAGAGCGCGCTTATAATAAGCCCGGTAGGGACTGGTAACCCCAACCAAGAGAGGTGATGTTCGTGACGGCAAACCTGACCAACTCTATCCCGCTAGACCCGACCAAATCCATCCATACGATAGTGGAGGACGAGCGCAAGCGGCTGTTCCCGGAAGCTTCACTCTTGCAGGTTTTCCGGGCTTACGCCAGGGGACGGCAAAACGCCACCACTACGCCGGAACAACACGATGCCTTGCGAGGCGTCACCAAAAATCGGTATTGTGATAACGTTTGTTCGAAGGTCATCGAGGAGACGGCCGACCGGTTGGAACTCATCCGCTATGATGTGTCTAACCAGGCGGTCCTTGATTTCTTGCAAGACCTGTTCGTCAAAAACCAGATGGCCGACCTGCAAAGCGACATCAACTTCGCTACCCTGCGGGACGGTAATTTTTGCCTGTCGCTCAACTGGGATGCCGAGGCCGGGCGTGTCACCCTCCACAAAGAGAAGTGGTGGGACGGCTTGTCCGGCATCTACGTCAGCTATAGCGCAAAAAACCAACCGGCCTACGCGGTCCGCGATTGGGAGACACCCGATAAGGTGAAGCGGCGCATTATCTGGTGGCCCGACCGCATCGAGCGCTACATCCAGTCCAGCACAACCGGCAGCGGGTGGCAACCCTACCAGCTACCGGAAGACGCAGGCCAGTGGCCGGTCCCCTGGGTCAGGCCGGACGGTAGGCCGTTGGGCATCCCGGTCGTCCACTTTGCCAACGGTTCGGACGATGACTCGCCCTACGGTGCCTCCATGCTAGATGGTGGCGTCCTGGGTCTGCAAGACGACATCAACGATATGCAGCGCAACATCACCCTGACCGCCCGGATGACCGGCGCGCAAATGGTGACGGCGGCGGGCGTCACCCCTGAAAAAGACGCCCAGGGCCATACCAAACGGATAAAGATAGGGCCGGGCGCGGTCCTGCTATCCGAAAGGCCTGAAGCCAAGTGGGGGACGATTCCAGCGGGTGACCTGTCCCAATTGGAAAAAGCCTACATGATTAAGCTCCAGGCGGTCGCCCGGATGACCAACACGCCCATCCACCTGATAGCGGGCGACTGGCCGAGCGGTGAAGCCCTCCTGCAAGCCAACCAGCCGCTGGTCAAGAAGGTCGAGCGGTTGGCTAAGACGATTGGTCCGGCCTGGGCGACGCTGGCACACCTGGCGACCGAGATGGCGAACGTTTTCGCCCGCGCCGGGTTGAATGAGGACGCGCTGATAACTTCGGTCTTTTCCCCGGCGGACAAACGTGACCCGCTGACCCAGAGCCAGATTGCCGATGGGGTCGCCCCGTTCGTTTCCGAGGAAGAGGTTTTGCGTATCCTGGGGTACAGCCCGGAGCGCATCAAACAAATCCAGGAAGAGAAAAGACAGAACCAGGTCCAAAACCAGATTGCGGGCGTGACCGATACGGTCCCGCAACTACCGGCAGGTAGACAACAATAAAAGAAAAGGTGGAAAATGGCCGAATTAGAAATGACAGCGACGATAAATGTCGCAAACCTTGACGAGGTTAAAGAAGAAATAGACCGTCTTAAAAAGCGGGCCGATGCTTATGAAAACGGACTTCAATGTCTGAAAGGTTATCTCCAACAACTACCGGGGACCGGAATTATTCAACAAATGATAAAGGTTTGGTTTGCTGATGCCCGACAAGAAACCCAAGAATAAAAAACCGCTCGGCCAGCCCCTCGACCTGACCGATGACGAACTGGAACGACTCGCCCAGGTCGGTCCTGCCGACATCCAGCAGGCCGAATTGCTATGGAACGAGGAATCGGGCCTGAAGGGTTTACTGGAAGCGACACCGGACGAAGGGAAAGGGACGGATGACGACGGTAGCGACGAACCAACCGAATAACCAGGTTGCGGGCGCCAGGCAACCTAACCTATCGGTTCACCCGGTAGCCCCACAATACCGGTATAACCTAGCCAGTCGCCGGTATGTTGACGCGGGCGGGCGATTCGTTTCCGGTGAGCGGGTCAGGCAAGCGGTCGACCAGGTGGTCGTCCGGTCGAACGATCAGATTCAGACGACTTCCCGCAGGTTGCAATCGGGTGAAATTTCGCTGGCCCAGTGGCAGTCCCAGATGATGCAGCAGATGAAGGTCTTGCATGTGGCGAACGGACTGGCGGGCCTGGGTGGTTCGAAACTGGCGTCACAGGCCGACTACGGTTATATCGGCCAACTGGTAAAACAGCAGTACCAGTATCTCAACCAGTTCGCCAAAGATATAGCCACGGGCGTCCAGCTTCTCGACAAGTCGTTCCCCTCGCGGGTCAAACTCTACGCTGAGGCGGCCAGAGGGACGTATCACAGCGTACAAACCAGGGCCGAGCGATTGGCAGGGCGAACTCAAGCCAAACGGGTGCTAGGTCCAGCCGACCATTGTCCCGGCTGTGTCGAACAGGCAGGCAAGGGTTGGCAACCTATCGAGGAGGTGGCTCCGATTGGCAGTCAACAATGTCTTACCAATTGCCATTGTTCAATCGAATTCGAATAAATTTTTTTGCATTGCTACCAAAAGAAAAACTTATGGTGTTTGCAAATCATCATAAGAAATTATTGACAAATTAGAACATAGGAGTTACCATAATGGCAGGTGAAGCAACCAACACCACCGCTACCCAGGAATCGACTTCCACCGGGGGCGGCACGACCCAGACGGGTCAAACCAGCGGCCAGACGGCCACCGGTCAGCAAACTTCCCAAACTCAACAGACCCAACAACAAAATAACAATTCCGGCAGTCAAAACCAGACGACCGATATTGCCGCACTTCCCGCCGACATTCAGGACTATATCAAGCGCCTGCGTAAAGAGGCCGAGGAAGCCAACGGCAAGGTTAAGACCGAAGCCGAGAATAAGCGCAGGGCCGAGGAAGCCGAACTTGCAGCACAGAACAAGTTCAAAGAACTGGCCGAGAAGCGCGAAAAGGAACTGGCCGAAGAACGTGCCGAACGAGCCAAGCTGGAACGCTCGCTCCTGGTAGCCAAGATTGTGGCGAAACACAAGTTGCCCGAAGAGGTAGGCCCACGTCTTGTGGGTACGACCGAGGCGGAGCTTGATGCTGACGCGGCCAACCTTGCCAAGCTACTGAAACCCCAGACTGCCGCCAACACCGAGGCGGGCGCTGGTCAGAATAATCGCCAGGCAGGGCAAGGAGCAAACCAGCAGACCAGTGGTGGGCAGGGGCAACAAAAGCCAAGACCGTATGTCTTCCAGCAACCCGGTGATAAAACCTGGTAGGTGGGCAAGTAAGTAACTATCGTTAAGAAATGAAAAGCTAGAAGTAAGTCCAGCAGGAGAATTTAGAAAATGGCGGCTGTTACGAGAGTTAAGGCTCGACCGGTCACTCCGGTCGGTTACGAAGTCAACGATAAAGGCACGCTTACCGAGGACGTGATTGCTGGTGACCAGTTGGTTATTTCCGGCGAAGTTGCGAACGTCAAGCAGTGGAGCAAGTGCCCGACGACCGCTAAAGAAGCGGACGGTATCGCCCTGACCGATGGTTTTAATGGTGGGGTAGCCGATGTCGGTATCCAGGGTGAGATGGACGGGTTTTCCGGCATGACACCTAGTACCCCGCTCTACCCTTCTGGTACGACCACCGGGGGTCTGGATACGACCGCGCCGACCTTTTATTCGGCGGCCACCACACCTGCCGTTGCCGTCCCGGCCCCGGCACGCGTCAAGGCTATCGGAGCGACCCGCATCCGGTTCAATTACCTCTAATCAATCGGTTGGTTTATTTGGGAAGGCTAAGCTAAGTAGCCAGAAGTCATTCAGGAGTTAAAAAATGCCTCGTGGAATTTTAGATACCAGCTATATTGACCTTCCGGCTGGCTTAGATGAAGCGTATATTCGTGGTCTTCAGAACCGGGCCGGGGTTGATTTCACTAGAATACTTGCCGAGTTGGACCAGCGGCTCCGTGCGCTTAACACCGGGGTCGACCCGTTGGTCCCCGCTCTCGTCAAAGTGACGACCGAAGTGGAAACCGACACGACCCAGCCGGTCGCCCTTCAGGTGGAAGAAAGAAGCGAGTATACGATTGCCCGGCCTCAAATGGTCGAAGGTCAGGCCATCATGATTCCGATCCGCAATTACGACATCTCGCTCGAATTCACTGAAGACGGCCTGATGGCTATGTCGCTGGGCCGCATCATGACCAACGTGGACAGCGTGTTACTGGGTATCCGCCGCCTCCACCTCCTGCAAACCCTTAACCGGTTGTTCAGCGATGCTGAAATCCGGGTTGCCAAGAAAACTTCCGTCACATCCCCTGGTTTTGCCGGGAGTGGCACCGGTTCGAATGTCTTCACCGGTCCCTACCCGGACGGTACGGCCCTGCCCGGCGGTTACACCCATTACGTCCGCGATACCACGGCCAACCGCGCGGCCGCCATCACCTCTGCCCTGGCGATGCTCAAGAAATGGCATAAGGGCCCGTTCGACCTGATTGGTAGCCAGACGGCCGTTGACGCGATTGCCGCGCTCGGTTCGGATTACGTTCCGGTCGGTTCCCCGCTGGTACGCCCGGCTCAGGGAACGGCCGAGGCCCTGCTCGACCCCGACGTTTATGTCGGTACTTATAAGGGTGTAATCCGGGTTCGTGTACCCCGCACCGAATGGACGGACGACACGATTTCGATTTTCAAAAGTTACGGCGATTTCGCCGACCAGAACCCGTTGGCCTGGCGGTACGATGAGAAGATTGGGCGTGAAGCCTACGTCCGGTCCCGCTCGCTCTTCCCGCTCGACCAGGCGGCCGTGCTGCAAAGCTTTGGCGTCGGCGTTAACAACCGGGTCGGTGCCGTCAACATCAAATTCGCGGCTAACGGCAGCTATGCCGCCCCGGCGTTGAGCTAAACCACCGAGTTAAACCAGGACCGAGAACTGAGGACCGATGGGCGCCACCTACGATTCCCAATTACCGACCGCAAAGGACCGGATGCGCCACTCGCTGGGCGACATCGATATGACGGCGCCTTTGCGTGACGATGAGACGTACGCGGCCATCCTGACCAAGTATGGTGAAACCGAGGGTACGGCCGTGATGGCCGAGGCGTTGGCCGCGGAGTACGCTCAGCAACCCGACCAGGTGACTGATGATGGCACGACCGTCACATGGCGAGACCGAGTAAAAACCTGGTTGGAACTGGCGGCCCGCCTTCGAAAAGCCCTGGCCGATACGGCGGCACAATCCGATAGTGCCCTGCAATCGGTCCGGCCACAGCGGTATGACGACCGCTGGGAAGAACGGTCCGAATACGCCCGCCCTGGCTGGTGGACACCTGGCGGTTAAAACCGAAGGAAAAGGAGTTGAAGGAAATGGCTGGAACCAACCCTGGCAAAGAAGATGTCGTGGTCGAAAAGAAAGATTTTTATTGTGACCACGACATTTATGTTGACAAAGATTGGTCGAAAGAAGTTCCGGCGGATAGCCCGGAGGCCACGCACCTGTTAAGCCAACGGGGCCATTACGTCGAACACGATAGCGCCGTCCGGTTGGGCCTGATGAAACCGGAAACCAAAAAGAGTGCGACCGGTGGAAACGGAAGCGTGGACACCGGAACCGGCACGAACACTGGCGGCGGTTCCAAATAGGCGGAATGAGGCAACCGGGTGGCAAAGCTGATTTTTACCGATAAGGTTATCGACCAGGTCGCCGCCGTCCAAGAGGGTTTTATGGATTTTACCTGTTTGATTGAGCGGGCCACGACCACCACGCCGGACGACTGGAATAACGACGAACCGGGCGATTTCGAGACGTTGCCCGACCGGGTCGTTTGTTCGTTCAAACCCGCTTTGGAAGAAATCGACAAAGCCACCGGCCAGTTCGTGAGTGTACCCGCCCGGGTGAAAATGCCGCTGGGCACCGATGTTAGGTTGACAGACCGGATTGTTGATTTGAAAGACCGGCACGGTAACAGCGTCGAACCCTACCGGTTCGAAATCAAGAGCATTACCCCGCGGCTGGGTAATCTAAAGCTTATCCTGCAAGCGGTGGATTAAAGGAATGGCCGAATTTTCAGAGTACAGGTCGAATAAACGGCAACTCATTGCCGAACTCAGGCAAGCCCAGCTCGAAGGGCTTAAAAAGACCGGCAAACGGGTTGTAAAATCCGCCAAACGCAAGGTCCGAAAGAAAAGCCACGACCTGGAAAAAAGCATTGAGATGAAAGGCCAACCGAAACGCGGCCCGAATGGTTACACGCTCGAAATCGGGTCAGACCTGCCCTATGCTGGCGTCCAGGAACAGGGTTTTAAGGATGGGCGGAAATACGGCTACACGCCCTACATGGGACCGGCCCTGGATGAGGAAGCGCCCGGCTTGACCGCTGATATTAAAGAGATTTTGAACTACTAAAGATGGCTGACCGAGTGGGCGCGTTAATCGAATATTTTGAAAGCCTGCCGGACTTAACCGGTATTCCGATTATGGCACCCCGGTTAAAGGATTCGGTAGCCCGTCAGATGCCACGCGACTGTATCGTTATCAGCCAGGTCGGGGGTTTCGGTGGCGCTATCCAGGGAATGAGCGATTATCACCAGCGCATCTATCTGATGGCCTATGGGGCGACCGGTCAGAAGGCCGCCACCTTGCACGACAAGGTGATGGTGGCGTTAAACAACCTGGACAGTTTTTACTCCGTTTCCAAAGACGTTTGGCTTTATGTGGCTGAACTGGAGGAAGGGGCGGCTGACGACCTCGATACCGGGTCCAACACGAACTCGGCCAACACTAAAGTGGCGTGGCCGTATGTCGACTCAACCTGGGGTTTGATGACAAACTTCGATGAGTAGTCGAAGTGCATGAAAATGCTATCAGCTTTGAAATGGCTTTAGTTTTGAAAGGAATGATAAGGCAAAATGAGTGATATTAATCCGACTACTATTCGCGGCCCCGTGGACGTATACACCGCTCCGGTGGCAACAGCTTTCACGGGTGTTCTTTCGGTAGGTTCGCTAGATGCGGCCTGGAAAAAGCTGGGTGCGCGCGGATGGAAAAGCCAGGACACTGGCGGCGTCAAGGTCACGAAACGGCAAAAACTTGAAGAATGGCGCGGTGAAAACCTGGTCATTCAAGACGTGGCCCGCAGTGAGGAAGACATCCTGATCGCTTTCACTCTAGCCGATGTGAGCCTTGAAAACCTGGCAATCGCGATGAACAGTAATGCCATCGTTACCACCGCGCCCGCTACTGGTACCAAAGGCCATAAAAAAATGATGTTGGCTCGTGGTCCAGACGTGCAACCGGTCGCACTCCTGCTCATTTTCCCTAGCGTTTATGTTAAGGGAGAAAAAGGAGTCATGTACCTGCCGAAAGTTTTTCAAAACGCCGACATTGAAACCAACTGGAACAAAACCAACCCGGCGATGGCGAACTTCGAATTTAAGGCAGTCGAAGGCCCTAACGCCACCGATACCGACCCGGACATTGGTTATTGGGACATCGTTTCGGCGGCAGCGCTTCCGTAATAAAAGCGATTGGGCGCTCTCATTCAATCTAAGCGATAGAGCGCCCTAATTTTACTTTTCTAAAATCAATGAACCAACCTTTCGAACTATCAAAGCTGGCGGATGAATATGACCTGATCGAATTATGCGACCGGTCCTACCCGATCAAGGGACCGGGGGAATTCAGATTGGTACCACTCGCCCGCCTTTCCTTGAAAATTGAAAGGTTTTACGAAAGCTTAAAGGTTAAAAATCCGGACTTGGCCCAGGCGGAAAACCAGCTAGACACCATCCTAAACAAGATTTGTCCAGTTTTGGTGGCCGATAATGATGTTTTCGACCAGGTCACCCTGGAAGAAAAGTTGGAAGTTCTCGAAACTTTTAACCGACTGGGTGAAGAATTGAACGGAGGGGAAACCGAAGAATTACCGCTAAACCCCGAAATCAAAATAGAACCACCCGAACCGACCGACTGGTTTAAGGTAATTCCCCGCCTCCAACAATTCTACCGGGGGTCTCCGCTCGATTGGTTCAGGCTCAAAATGAAATGGCTGGTAGCTTTTAGCAACCAGATGGAAAGCCTGAAGGCTGAACATATCTTAAATTTGTCCCAGGCCAGCTTAGTTGGAAGTTGGCCGGAAAATGAAGAACAACGCGACGCTATCGAACAATTGACCCAGCAGCTCGAAGCGATTGTCACGGGTAGCGATAACCAGGTCCAGACCCAGGAGGAGATCATGACGGCTCTGGGAAATATAGGCTTTACAGTCCGCAGGGTCGAAGCTGAAGTTACAGGAGATTAAGTTTAGGAGAGTGAACGGGCGAATCAAAAGAAAAGGAAAGGTGAATCTATGAGTAAGACGATTTTGAAGATTGGCCCCCGCGCCGAACAAACCGAGCGGGAAGAGACGATGGACATCTTCGGGGTAACCTACAAGACCCTGACGGTGGCGGGTAAAGACGATATTAAAGTCGGGGCCCGCGCCAAAGACTTCGCCAAAAAATACCAGGGGTTAAATCTTAAGAAGCTCAACCTTGAAACCGTCACAGAAAAAGAAGTCGAGGAATTGCAAGCCCTGGTTAACGATTTGACCCGTTTGGTTTTACCAGACATTACGAACGACGTGCTTGGTAAATTAACCGACCTGGAGAAAATCCAAATCCTTCAAACTTATTTTGAATCTTCGAACGGCCGGGCTCTTCTGGCCGCTGCCGGGGTCGCCCAACCCACTCGCCGCGAGGTCCAGCAAACAAACCGTCCACCCGCACCCCTAGCCGAATACACCCGTAAACAGGGACCGACCCAAAGTAACCAGAACCGCCAGCGAACCGGGAACCATCGCAGGGGTGCGTAATGGACTCACAACAGACCACCACCAATCTTCCACACCTGAGCAAACGCGAAAAGCTATTAAAACGCCTGGTCGAAAACCCAGAACTTAACCGGGCACTTGATGCCATCGAAGCTGGCGGGAGCGGGGGCGAGCTGGTGGTTAATCTTTCAAATGTAATGCGTTTGAAACGGGTGAGCTTTCGAATCGGGTGGGATATTAAGGACTAGCCAGACCTCTTAACGGGCCAAAACTAAGCAGAAATTTGGCGGGGTAGGGTTTTCACAATTCAAAGTTGTGAAAACCCTACCCCGCTTTTTGTTGTCTTCATTTCTCAATCAAACAAACCAACGACAAGGCGCACACGAAATGCCAGCTTCTTTAGGACAATCAATCCTCTCCATCGGTACCGATGATAGGGCGCTGGATAAAGGGATCGATACAGCCGAAAGCAAAGCGAAAGCTTTTATTAGCCGGGTAGTAAAACTACTGGGCAGTATCTCGATGGATGCCTTTGTTGGTGCTATTTCCGGTGGTATGTCCCAGGCGGTCAAAGCAACCGAGGGGTTTATTGATGGTCTAGGGAAAATCGGTCTTGCAATCCAGGGTTTACAGTCCATAGGGCAAAGCATCGAGGGAGTTATTGGTTT